ACCACCACTGGGACTTGAGAATGCAATACCTGTATTGGTAATGATATCACTATACATTTGTAAGTTAGCATTGTTTGAACCATAGTTACTAATAATACTTACATTTTGTAATACATTGCTACCTTCTGTTGTGTCAGCGTAAATTTGAAAACTTGGAATGTTATAACTTGTGTTACCAATTAAGTTAAAACCTTGTGTGTAATATTGACCTGGACTATTTGCAATATATCCATTTGCTAAGTTTAGTCCATTGCCTACAAAATAATTACCACCAATGTTACCAACAACATTAAACAAATTGTTAGGTGCTTGTACATTGGCAGTGTTATCAAATAACCATTCATAATTTTGATTGCCACTGCTACTTTGCAACAATACACCTGTGTTAGCATATAACACACCAACATCATTGTTATCCAAATATACACCAGTAACATCATTATTTGGATTGCTTTGAATTCGTGTTACATTACCACTTTGATTGATACTTGCAATGTTATTAAGTGTAATTGCATCATTGACGTTTAAGCCAGTTAAATTACCCACACTAGTAATGTTGGGCTGTGCATTTGTAATCACAGTACCTGAAAAGTTTGCATAGTTTGCATTTGCAATACTGTTGCCAATTAACACGTTGGCATAACTTGCTAAATTGCTATAACTTGCAAAGTTAGCGTTTGCTACGATACCACTTACATTGGCACCTGCTACTGCGTTTGCTGTGTTTGCAACATTGGCTGTAACTGCATGTGTGGCATTTGCAACTGCACCAACAACATTGCTACCACTTACACTAAGTGCATTGCCTGCATAATTGGCATAGTTTGCGTTGCCAACATATCCTGAACTAGGAGCAAATATACCATTACCATAAAGTATGTGTGTTGGATCACCATCTAAATTTAATGTGGCAATGTTACCAATTCCAATTACGTTTGACACATCAACGCTATTTGCAACAAGTGCAATATTGGCTATGTTTGCAAAATTTGCATAGTTAGCATTGGCTACATTGCTAACAATACTTGCATTGCGACTTAGTTGTACTTGCACACAACTTGTTGGTGTAACAGTTACGCTTATGTTTGAATTGCTGGATACATTGACTTGAGTAGCGCCATTTGCACCTGCACTACCACTAGCAACATTAACTTGTATGTTGTTGCTACTGTTGTTAACAATAACTTGTGTTGCCATGATTATACTCCTGCTGAAGTGTTAACAACACCATCGCTGTTAACTAGGAATAATAAAAATACGGCTTCGTCATATGCTGGTTGATCTCCAACTGCTGGAAAACTAATTTTAACACGACCTGTATAACAAGCTGGTTCAAGTGCACCAATGTCTAAATCAGGATCACCTGCGATAAGTCCCCATGTGCTGTCATCAATCAACAATGTAAATTTACCTAACAAATCAACACGATTGGTAATTGTCATTGTTATGGGTGTGGGTGCAATTGTGTTTGCAACCATAGTACCTGTTGCTGTTGTAAGTGTAAACACACTGCCACCACTTGTTGCACTAATTGTAAATGTTGTGCTTGTAATAATTGTTTTTACATAATATGTTGTGTTAATTGCAACACCACCAAACACAGCACCTGTAAATTGAATTGGCTTACCTACAAACAACAAACTTGTTGTGTCGCATGTTAATGTGTTGTCAGTAGAACTGGTTGCTGAAATTTGACATACTTGTGGAACTAATGGATAGTCATGAATTTGAAAGTTGTATCCTGAACGACTATCGTTAAAATTTGTAATTGCTCTGCGAACAATTTGTGCATCGATTGTTGCACCTGTTAAATCGATTGGTGCTGTGTTAGCAGTCCATCCACCTGCATAATTGGTAACTGTTGACCAATTGAAATTCCAAAAATCTTTTTGATTGTATATTAGATTTTGTGCTAATACTTGGGCGTCAAAGCCCGCGACTTGATTGAGTGTTGCTTGGCTAAATGTGGCCATGATTGTGTTCCTTCTGCTGTCTCGCATTATGACGAAACATCGCTACCTCGCAATGTTTCGTAGTTGTGACTATCTATTTATGCTTAACCCACTTTCCACACGGTTCCGTTATAAAAGATCGGAACTGTGTTTGAACCACCACCACCTACTGTAGCATAAAAAGTTGTTGTATTAGCATCAATACAAATACCTCTTGCACCTGCGGCTTTTAAGCCATTTAATGTGGCATAACTAGTAGGAGTCAAATATTCAACATTAGTAGTGATACTAGATGCGTTAACATAGCCATTAGCACCAACTGAAATTAACCCAGCATTAGCAGTAATTGTACCATTAGCAGTAATACTATTAATTACATTTAGATTGCCTAATGATCCTACACCAGTAATATTAGGTTGTGAATTGCTAGTAACAGTTCCTGCTATTGTTGCACCACCTGCTTGATCTGCATATATTGCATTTGCTACCTTACCACTTACGTTAGCACCTGCTACGGAATTTGCTGTTGTTGCATAAGCAACTGCACCTGACACATTGGCACCTGCTACAGCATTTGCTGTTCCTGCATATGTTGCAAAATTAATTGTGCCTGTAATATTTGAGGCTGAAACACTATATGCAGTAGTTGCAATATTTGCATAAGCAGAATAATTTGCATTGGCAATTGTACCTACAATGTTTGCGGCTTGTATATTTGTTATTGAATTGCCATTACCACTAATATTAGTAAACACTGCATTAGTTGCACCAATATTACCAACGTTGGCATTGCCCGTAGCATTTAATGTACCGGCAATGTTTGCTCCAGTTGATGTTACTACTAATACATTTGCTACGCCGTTTGAACTTATGTTTATATTGGCATTTGGTTTAACACTTACATTACTATTACCATTTGTAATTGCTGAAATATTGGCTACTGAAATATTGCTAATGTTACTACCATCACCATACAAATATTGACCTTTAACAATACCTGTATTAGCAAAAATATTTGAATTGCTAGTAATGGTATTTGCCAACAAAGTACTCAATGTGCTAATATTACCAAAAGCAAAAATATTACCTGTTCCTGTGGTACCATTACCAGATTGAATATTACCAGATACTAATAAACTAGTTAATTGTCCAACACTAGTGATATTGGGTTGTGCATTTGTATAAACAGTACCTGCTACTAATGCGTTACCTACCTGTCCACTTACATTAGCACCGGCTACTGAATATGCTGTATTTGCTATGTTAGCATTAGGAACGTATCCTGTTACATTTGCACCAACAATTTGTGACAATCCACTACCATTACCAGTAAACACTCCTGTGTTTGCTGTGATGTTGGCTGCTGTAATTGTACCACTTACATTCAAACTTGTTAATGTGCCAACACTAGTAATGTTAGGTTGTGCATTATTTGTAACTGTGGCTGCTGATGCTACAGTACCTGAAGTGCTGTATGTAATTTCACCAGTAGTTATGTCATAATACAATTGATTGTCTTGTGCTTGACCTCTGATTGGTTTTACATAAAATGCATTTGCTGTTGGTGCATCAAGTTCGTTGCCTGTGGCATTTATAATAATGCTGTTATTTGATTGTGCATTAGCATTGCCTGAATATGCACCAATTGCAATACTAAATATACCTTGTGAGTTGGCACCTGCGTATGAACCAATTGCAATTGCCTTACCTGATTGATTGTATGTACCAGCATTGTCACCAATTGCAACACCACCTTCTTTTTGTGCTTGTGCCGCGGCTGCATTACCAATTGCAACTGCACCATCTGCACGTGTACCTAAATATGGTAATGCACCTGCCGTGCGACCAATGCTAACACTATTTGGTCCTGCACCTGTTTGATAACCAATTGCAACAGCATAATTTGCATCAACATTACCTGCGGTTAAATTACCTAATGCAACACTATTTGATGAAACATATATAGCACCAGGCAATGTAACGCTACCATTGCTACTAAAAATTGTGGTGTATGTGTTTGAATTGTCAACTGTGCTGATGTTAATGCTTACTGGTAAATTGGCAGATCCAGTTACATAATTAGCATCAACACGAGGTGCAATGCGTGGCCAACCATTTGTTGGGGCGGCACCATTTGCAGTTGCACCACGCCATTCAATGTTACCTAGGTAATCATTTGCTACCAACGATTGTCTTGCATTACCATTACCTCTACGTCTGGTAAATCGTAAACCAGTAGATCCAACTTGACTGTCACCTGTTACACCATAATTGGTAATAGCAACTATAGGAGTACCTGCAGGAAACTCTGCAGGATTAGCAACAGCAAAGTTTAATCCTGGATTACCTACAGAATATGTAGTAGCAGTATTAAAATCACCATTTGCTGTGTCACTATTTTGACCTAAAAGACTTAATTGATAATAGCCGGCTGCGCCTTGATCACCAGGATTATAATTATATGGATAAAATAATTCACTGCCAAATACGGCTTTACTTGCTGTGTTGGCTGTGTCTTGAATAAAATAATTTATATTGTATCCACCACCTGTGTTGTTTGCAACATCATAACTTTGAATAATTGCATCTTGTCCGGCATATGTACCTATGTTGGCTGCATCTGCAATTTCAGTTCTAATTGATCCAGCTGGATATTGTGTACCTTGAACGTTAATGGTTGTAGTGTTTGGATAATATTGCCAATTAACTGTGTTTAAGGTATTGTTGCCAATTTGCATGTAAACAAGATTACCTGTTTGTGTAATATTTCCTTGAGTTGAGTTTACTACATAACCTGAATAATTTGCATAATTTGGCACAGTTGTAATTCCACCACCAGTGATATTACCAACAACATATAAGTTACCTGGTATGCTTACATTACCTGTTGTGTTGTCAAGTGTAAATCCTGACAGACCAGCAAAGTTACCTGCATTGTTATATTGAATTTCTGTGTTTGCACCACCTGGTGTAGCATTACCATTACCACCACCATTGCCTCTTTGTGCAGTCCATGTTAAATTACCTGTACCATCTGTTTGCAACACATAACCATTGGTACCACCTGCAATTTTTAATGTGTTAATATTTGTAAAACTAACATTGCCATTTGCAACATTGGTATAAGGCACACCCTCGAGTCCACCACCCCTGTTATATTGTAATTGACCAGTAGCACCACCTGGATTGGCAGAGCCACCTGAAAACACATTTAATTGAATGGCATTGGGTGTTACCTGTACAGGTGTAGAATTAACTTGTACATTAATAGGGTTAGTTGTTACAACAACATTGGCTGTTACATCACTCATTTTATTGGTACCTTACAACAAATCCTAATGGCTCACGATTGTAATCTGGCTGACCACTTAGTGCATCAGTTCTACCTACATTCAAACTTACAATAACTAATGTTGAGTTTGCGGCGCTATTTGCTAATGTAATTTGTGGAATGCCTGCATTGGATGTGTTTGTAATATTGTTACCCACGTACAAATAACCTTGACCAAGATTTGCGTTAGTCCAATTTGCATTAATTGTATATGCACTGTTTGCAGGTTGTGTGTTGTTTAAGTTTAAGTTACCGAGATTAACTGAATAATTGCTAGGATATGTAATGTTGTCAACTGTGTAAAATTTTGCACTTGTTGAAATTGTCCAACTATGGCAATTAACAGCGTTACCTGTACTGTCTACAAAGTTAAGTGGTAATGTATAACTTTCACCTGTATAAATCTCTAGGCACTGCATTTCTGTGCCAGCGATTGTCATTGTTTTTGAACCGTTTAGTAGTAAACTCATTTTGTTTGTTCCTTATTTGTATTTATGCTTTTTTGTTATTCAGTAGTCGGGAAGAACCAATTATTGTTAGTTCCTACTACTATGCTACCTGTTTGAAAAGTCACATTAGCATTGTCTTGCACACGATATGCTGTACCAACAGTCCATATACCAACATTTGCGTTTGCAGGTTTGGCATAAAAACTATATTCAATCCATTGTGGTTGACCCTCAGTTAGTTGATATACACCAATTGATGTGTCAGTTTTATATACATTAGTAGTTGGTGTGCCATTACTAAATGTATAGTATTGATATGTACCTGCTACTTGCAAATTACAATTTGCATTTGCAATAACTTGCACTCTAGTAAATGCTGATACTTGTTGATTGGCAACAATTGTTTCTGGTTGTGTAGTTAAAACATTGATCCAACCACCAACCCCATCTGCTAAATCACCAACCCCATCATTGTAAATAATGTCTTGTATGTCAGCGCCTGCAGGTGTCATTGATCCTGTGCTATTGGCTTGATATCCATAAAATGTTTGAGATGCACCATCATAAAATGGATAATAAGAATCTTGCGTGTCTACAATAACGAAACCAGTAGTTTTGGATCTTGCCTTGCCACCTGGTATGTATACACTTTGGTTACGAACAAGATCACTATAAGCATTTGCAGGCCCTGCAGAATTATAATTAAACGATGTGCTATCTATATAGTTGTAAATTGCATTGCCACTATTTCCACCACCACCAGTTCCATTTGCAATAGTTGTAATACGACCCGCGGCATCAACAGTTACGTTAACAGATGTATAACTACCTGCGGTTACACCTGTTTTAGTTAAATTGTTGCTAGAAATTGTATTGGATTTAACATTTGTACCACTAATACCACCTGTATTCGACATTGGATCATATGTAGAAACAGCAGGACCACTCCAAGTAGTTAAATTTGAACTATTACTACGTGAACCAACTAGTTGATTTCTTGCAGTTACAGACCAATATACGTTACCAACTGCAATGTCAGTTACATTGATTGACACATTAGAACCATTTACTAATGGTGCTCCATTGCCACCTGCTACTGTGGTATACAATGAATGGTTAGCACTAACATTGGTGTTACCATAATTGAAATCCATAAACAATACTTGACCTGCATTGTTTGCTGAATAAGTTGGTACAGTTGCAACCACAGTCATTTGGTTAATTGTGTTTGCTGTGTTAAGTGTAACAGATGGCGCATCTGGTGTACCAATAATACTTGTTTGACTTAAACCAGTGTTTGCATCTGGAACATATTGATCGATCGGATCATTTGCATAAATTGATTCATTGTAACTAGTTGCAGTAATACCTGCACCCAAGAATCCAGTATTGTCTTTAATTTCTTGTACTTGCGTAACTCTAAACAACTTACCATAATTGTAATTTAATACATCCCAACCATATGGTGCGAATGGAATAGCAATCACATCACCTGCAGTTAATTGTATACCACTATAATCTAAACTAAAGTTGATTGTCAATCCTTCACGACTCATTAATAATTGACGTTCGCCAATATATGTTGCTGTGATGTAATTGTTAGTGATTGGCAATGTAACAGTCAATAAGTTTTGTGGTTCATTTGGACTCATTATTTCAGGTTGCGTATCAATCAAATTAATATAACTATAATCTGTTTGATCCTTAATATTAGCATCAGGATATTGAACTTCCAACAAATTGTAAACTGATTGAATTGAAATTGGGTTAACATTGATACCACCAATCAAGTTGTAATCTGTAACTTGATAGGGTGCAGGAACTGCTGTACCTGTACCAGTACCTGCGGCTACAACATTGATTGTTTGACCAACAACATATGTAATACCTGTTGTACCTGCAACAACGTTCCAATCTGTAGTGCCTAATGTTGAAATACTATAGTTGTCACCAACTGTTAATGTGCTGACATTTACGCCACCATCTAGATAACTTTGATTGATAACAACTTGCCATTTGCCTAAGATTTCATTGTATGCTACCCAACTATCGCAGGCATCTGCAATGGTTTGCAAATTGGTCATACAGTTTTGTCCTGTGTTAATAGGACCATTGATTCTATATCTGGCTTGTGATTGCAGTACAGGTGGTGTTGATGTGTCATTATAGTAAATTAATTCATCACTATAATCATTGAGTTTGTTAAAACTATCAGTATCGATTTGACTTGCAGGAACAGCACAACCATAACGTGTGTTTTGGAAGTAATCTAAGAACACATCGCCTGGCTTGTTTCTAGTGTTTTGCAATTGAGCAGTAATTGTACCCAATCTTGTTGTACCTGCATTTGTATCATAAACAATTTTAACAATGATAAACGCTGTGTTGGTCATGCTTGGGCTTTGACCATCGCTAGTATAGATAGGGCCACTCCAACGTTCATCAGTTGGAATGCCTGTGTCGCTCATAATTTCTTGAGCAGTTTTACCACCAGTGTTAATACCTGAACTGCCACCATTGGGGAACAGATACATGTAAATTCTATCTTTGATTTTGGTATCAACTTCAGCAGGCAATGTGTTGGTTGTCAAACTTACAACATTATTGTTATCACCAAAATCACCTGCACCAAACGTTACTAATTTGTTGTCATAGTAAATATTACCAAATGTAAATGTGTCTGGTGTGTCACCTGAATTTTGTGTGTTTGTAACTTCACTTAACACAGTACAATACCACATTGTTTTTTGGTCTGTGCTGATTTTTGCATCAGTGATTGTTGGGCTTACGTATGCGCTACCATAAACAACAGGAATAACATTGCTTGTGCCTGGTGCTAATTGAACACGACCACCTGCATCTTGTGTTGTACCATTTGCATTGTTGTTCTTGGTTAGTAATCGTGAGATACCTGTTAGTAATAATGTTTGTGCGGCAAATGCACCAACTGCACCAATAGCAGTTGCGATAGCACCAGTGATACCAATAGCACTTACTGCTGATACAATTGCTGCCGCGATTGCTGTAAAAATTGGCATGTTATATACTCCAAGTTTGTTCTATTGGCTTAAAGCCAAATCGTGAATAGTCAAGTTCTTGGCCTGCTAATTGGCTAACTGTGTAATTTACAATTCTGCCACTATCACGTAAATCTTCGCACATTTCTGTGTATTTTTTTAACAGTCTGTAACCAGCAGTTGAGTTACGATATTCTGGTTCTACCCAATATGCAACTTCACTCATGATCAATTGACTGTTGTCCCATAAGAATGGTACACAAACTGCAAGTAACATACCTGTTACAACACCATTCTTTTCGCTAACCAATCCTATGCCACCACCTACAATGATAGTGCTAAGTATTCTTAATCCTGTTTCTTCATTTGTTATTTTCAAATTCTTAATTGCACCTGATGCTTGATAGTTCAATAGCATTTCACGCAATCTAGGAATGTCAAATTTATTTGCTACTCTAATCATTTGTTACCTTAATTTTGCACTCTACTTGCAGGTACTAAACTTCCTTGTGTTGCTTGACCACTTGGGTTGGCAATACCTGCACCAGCGTTTGTTGAGCCTGGTGGTAATCCAAAGTCGAACCATTGACCAGAAATAGAACCTACGTTGTTCATGGCACTATCAGTTGGATTTACTACTTGCCAACTATGACGATTTGTTTTTCTTCCAGTCACACGATTTTCTAACACAGTCTTAAAACTATTGGCTGTGATTGTAACTGTGAAATTGTCAGTTTGGTCTTTTCTATCTTCTGTAATGTTATATGCTGTAATGATACCAGTAAAGCGATTTGCATAACTGGTTAAGTTATAGTTTTCATCATAGAAACCACGAATGATTTGCACAATAGAACCTTGTACCTTTGTACCAAGCACCAAATAAATGTTGTCACCACTGATACCACTTAAACTAATAGATGTTTGGCTTGATGTTGCACGTAAATCACGTTGCTGTATACCAATTGCCATTAGTCCACCCATTGGGCTATAAACTTGTCCATCTATTTCTTCATATTTGTATGCCGAACTAAATGTATAAACTGTTGTATCACTAGGATTGGTTGCATCATTGTAAATTGTTAATTTAACAAACTCTGCTGTTGTAATGTTTGTTGGGTTATTTGCTACTGCTGGGATGTTATCCATTATGCGTCTCCACAGAATTCATACATTAAAAAACCACTGCTCCAGTTTAATAATGCGTTATTAATTAATTGGCCGTTACTCACTAATTGTCCACCTACTACTAATTTATACTTAGGCATGTTGGGACAAAATAAATTAAACTGACATTGATTACCAACAACAATATTACTACCAACAACAGTTGATGAAATAATATTTGGTCTGTTGGTTGTAATAGTCACGCTTGTATCTGTACCACGTAATACATCTGTTGTGCTTGTAAATGGATAAGGATGACCTGCAATCTGTATCAAATCATTTTGTAAAAACAATGGCGCTTGTGCATTGATAGCAGGCAAATTTTGTAATATCAATTGATTACCAGCAAAACTTCTAACAGTAATATTGTTAATCATTTGTGGACTCATTACACCTTGATATGCAAACATCCAACTTAAATTAGGATTATCACCAAATGTAACAATCTGTGGTGTGAATTGATCTAATGTGTCAATTTGTTCCATCAATGCACGTGCATCGCTATAGCGAAAACTATTTGGTAATTCAAATGTAAATTTCCATGGATTTAATGTTGGTGTCAATGTAACACGAGGAATTTCATTTCGTGTGTATTGTATACCAACTACCTTGCGTCTATCGACTAGCATTGTATTGGAATAATTGATAACTGTTTGTAAACCTGTACTCATAACTTATTCCTTAAAATCTACTGTTATTGTAGGGCAATTCTTGTTGTGCCATTTGCACACTTGCTAATGCTGTTTTTCTGTTGGCTGCAAAGAATTGTGCAACTGATTGACTATCAATTGCATTGATGTTGTAATTGTGTGTTACATTGTTGTTTGTAATTTGTTGTCCACCGCCCATTGCACCATTTGGAACAATTGTGCCAGGTACTTTAGGTACAAACAATTCAGGACCGTTTTCACCAACAATACTTGCTTTGCCAACTGGAGGATCACCACCATCAGCAAATCCAAACAAACTACTAATTGAACTAAACAATCCACCAGTACCACTACCGCCACCAAACAATGATTTGAACACTTGTGTGGCTTCAGCCTTAAGTTCAATTGAAATCATGTCTTGGATAACACTTCTTGCAAAGTCACCAAAATTAAACTTACCAGTTTTAACAAAGTTGTCAATTGCACTGTTCATGTTTTTAGTCAATGAATTGAACACATCACCACTCATTTTGGCTGCATTGGTACCTTCATCAACATATTGTTTAAAGGCTGCTGTCCAACCTGTTGCCCAATCACGACTTAAATCAATTTCATTTTGTGTTGCAACTTTTTGCACTTCATAAATGTCTGCAATCTTTTGCTTGATTTGATTTGTTTCATCCTCGCTGATTGGTGTAGAACCTAATTGTGCCTGACGTTTCTTAATTGCCAATTCTTGTTCGGCTGCAATTTCTTTGTTAATGTTTGCAATTTTCTTTTCATCATTGGTCATTGTCAACTCATCCATTTGAGTTGTAATGTCTGACAAATTCTTTTCAACTTTTAATCTTGCATCAAGGTATACTTGTGCCATTGCAGCCAAATTGTTTTGCTTAGTCAATTCAGCAGTTTTATCTGCCATTAATTGATTGTTGTTTGTTAATAGGGTTTTTTCTTGAATCAATGTATTAATGATTTGTTGATAAGCACCTCTTTTGGCACTATCGCCCGCGCCCGCTTTTTCTGCTTCATACTTTTTAATTTCACCATCGATCTTTGCAATTTCAGTTTCGTATTTTGTAGTAGCATCAAATGCGGCTAATTGACTGCGTTTGGTTTCATCACTAGCACCAGCCAAACTAATTTCTAAATCTAAGCGTTCTTGCGCTCTTTGATTGACCATGGTCATCAATTGATATTGCTGTTGAATACTTGCAAGTGTTGCTTTTACGCCGGCAGCAGGATCAACAATTGATTGTGCTGGATTTAATACTGAAGGACTTGTTGGATTTACCTTACCTCGCCCTGCTCCAGCACCTGTGTCTGGCAATGTTTCACCTTGTGATTGCGCTCTAGGTGAAGTTAAACCAATTTTATCTGTAAATGATCTTAATGCATTTGCGGCAGCATCAATTTTGCTTGTGATCCATTCGTAAATTGCGCCACCAACGTCTTTAATCCAACTGATGGCTTTGCCGGCCCAATCACTAATAACATCACCAAATGCTTTCCAAACTATGATGATACCACCAACCGCTGTAGCGATTGCAGCCAATCCTATTAATATTTCTGGTAGACCAATTGCAGCCAAAAATCCACCAATTGCACTTGCAAGACCAGTAAGCATTGCACCTAGTGTACCAAATACACCAGTGCTTGTGGTTACAGCCGCAGTTGCGCCTTCAGCGGCTACTGTTGTTAAACCAAATCGTTCTGCTAATTGTGTTTGTGATAAGGCTGCAGCCTCGTTCATTGTTGCTAATCTTGTTTCAGCGGCTGCTAATGCGTTAGTTGCGGCTATGGCTTCGGCAGATCCAATACCATATTTTGCAAGTGCAGCATTTAATTCAATTGTGGCAACGTTAACAGTATTTTGTGCAGTTTGCACACGACCTAAACCTGCAGTAAATGCAATAGATGATGCCTGCGCGTGAACTAATGAAGCGGCATATGAATCAACTGATGCTGTGCCTGCTACTGCCGCGGCTGATGTTGGAATAAAGGCCACGCCCAAGCCTTTAATCATAGTAACTAAATCACTAATAGCACCAAGTACTTTACTTGCTGTAATTAAACCTAGTACTGTTAATAAACTTTCTGCGGCCACTTTGCTACCAAGTATACCTGATATTTGATCGCCTTTTAATCCTGTGAAATTTTCAATTAATTCTACAACTTTACCTTGCAATAAAGTAAAGCCTTGTTTTAATTGATCATAGAAATGAGCGGCATTTTCTGCGGCTTCGGCCTCTTCGCTCATTGTACCTTTGAGTTTATCTAGATTTTTAATGTATTCTTCAAGATCAGCACCCTTAAATCCTTTGCCTAACAATTCTTGCATTGTTAATGCTTTTTGCGCAGGATCTTGCATATTGGCTAATGCTTGTGCAATTTTATTAAATGTATCTTCAGCACTATGCGTTTTTAAGTAATCCATAGAAACGCCAACTTTGCCAAATGCATCTTGTAATTTACCATTACCTTCTGCGGCTTTTTCAGCAGCCATTTCCATTTTACTTATTGCTTGACCTAATGCATCACTGCCTTTACCAGCGGCAACCATTGCGGCATTCATTTCCATGAAACTTTGTGTGCTTACATTTAATGAACTTGCCATGTTAACCATTTCACTGGATGCTTCAAATGCATGTGCGACAAATTCAGCCAAACCAATTCCTAGGACAGCAGTACCTAATTTTTCAAATGATTCAGATATACCAACTGTAGTTTCATTTAATTTCGTAATGCTTTCACTTACACCTTGCAATTGTGTTTTGGCGTTGTTGGCAAAATCATTTACTTTTGAAGTTGTTTGGTTTAGGGCTGTCAACATCTGTGTGTTGTCAAGCCCCATTGTAATGCTAATATCTTGTGCCATTATTTTCTTCCAAATGTATTAATATATTGTTTAACCAAACGATCGGCTTCAACTTTAGTAGGTTTACTCATACCATCTGGTGCCTGAATACTACCGCGCATTCTACCATCTCTAAAACCTCGACCAGCATCAAGTACACCAGCATATTGGTATTGTGCTTGAATGCGCAAATTGCTATCTAAGGTTGTACTATTTTTAGCATTACCACTACGTACAGGAGTCAAATCCTTGAAGTACTTAAACAATT